TAATCCAAATGAATTATTTTGGAAAATATACAAATGCATATAGTGATATTAAAGATGCTCGCGTTGCTATTAAACACGGAGATAAGGAGGCATTAAAAAATATATTTGGAGGAAAACTTCTTAAGTATGTCAGTGATGATTCGATTATGGATGATTTGTCTTATGCATTAAAGATTGCTTTGAATTCAACTTATGGATTAACTTCAGCTCGTTTTGAAAATATTATGAAACACCCAAAAAATGTCAACAATATTGTAGCATTAAGGGGTGCTTTATTTATGCGAACTTTACAAGATGAGGTCCAAAAACAGGGTTATAAGGTTGCACACATTAAGACAGATTCAATAAAAATTCCAGATGCCGATTCATATATTATTAATTTCTGTAAAGATTTTGCGAAACAGTATGGTTATGACTTTGAACATGAAGCAACATATGAAAAGATTTGTCTTGTTAATGATGCCGTTTATATAGCAAAATATGCTTATTCTACTAAAAAGACAAATATTGGAAAATGGACCGCAACAGGAGCACAATTTCAGCATCCATATGTTTTTAAAACTATATTTAGTAAAGAACCATTAACATTTAAGGATTTATGTGAAGTTAGAACTGTTACTGGAAATTCTGCTTTATATTTAGATTTGAATGAAAATCTTTCAGAAGAAGAACATAATTATAGATTCGTTGGAAGAGCTGGTGAGTTTTGTCCAGTGATGGATGGTAGCGGCGGTGGTCTTTTATATCGCAAAACCAATGATAAATATTATGCCGCAAGTGCTACAAAAGGATACCGTTGGCTTGAAGCCGAAGTTGTTCGTAATTTAGAAAAAGAGAATAGTATTGAATATCGATATTTCAATGAGCTTGTAGATGATGCTATTCAAACAATTAATAAATTTGGTGACTTTGAACAGTTTGCCGAAAAATAAAAAGGAGACAGATATGGCTAAAAAACAATCCCCACGCGTTACAGAAAACATTAATATTGCAAATGCAAGAATTGGTTTTAGAAACTTTTCAGGAAAGGAAGGTCAATATAATCCACAAGGTAATCGCAATTTTGTTGTCTTTTTGGATGATATAAATGTTGCAAAAGCATTAGAAGAAGAGGGCTGGAACATTCGGTGGTTAGATCCACGCGATCCGGCCGAAGAAGCACAACCAATTTTGTCCATCCGGGTTCAATATAGTTACTATCCACCAAAGATTATTCTCGTTAATTCCGAGGGAAAACAAACCAATTTACGAGAAGAAGATGTAAGTATTTTAGATTGGGCGGATATTGAGCGAGTCGATGTAACGGTTAGACCGTATAATTATAATGTTCATGGTAAGGATGGGGTTAAGGCATATTTAAAAACGATGTATGTAACTCTTCAAGAAGATCCATGGGAAAAGAAATATATTAATCCGCCAGATTCGGCACAAGCGGCAGTATGTGCACCAGGTTATGAATATCGTGATGGTGCGTGTCGTTTAATCATAGAAGAGTAGTAAATGCTTAGACTCTATGACCATCAATCTGACGCCATAGAGAGATTAAGTCCTGGGTCGATCCTTGTTGGTGGGGTCGGCTCAGGAAAAACCCTTACTGCACTTTCATATTTTTATGAAAAAGTTGGGAAAGGTAAAATTCCTAGACATAAGGGCGACTCATTCTCTCCAATGAAGATTAACAAAAAACTTTACGTCATTACCACAGCTAGAAAACGAGACACATTGGATTGGATAGATGAGGCCGTTCATATTCCATTAGAAATAACAGCGGTTGACAGTTGGAATAATATTCAAAAGTATACAACTGTAGAAGATGCATTCTTTATATTTGATGAACAGCGTGTTGTTGGTGGAGGAACTTGGGTAAAATCTTTTTTAAAAATTACTAAAAAAAATCAATGGATTTTATTAAGTGCGACTCCCGCCGATACTTGGATGGACCTAATTCCTGTATTTATTGCTAATGGTTTTTATAAAAATAGAACAGATTTTATTAGAAATCATGTAGTCTATAGTCGTTTTAGCAAATTTCCCAAAGTTGAAAGATATTTGCAAGTTTCGAAATTAATTCATTTACGGGATTTAGTAACCGTTCAGATGCACTTTGTTCGCAACACGGTATCTCATTATGAAACTATATTTTGTAATTTTGATGAAACTCAACAAAAGATTCTGATGACAAATCGCTGGGATATTTATGATAACGAACCAATTCGTGACATTTCAAAGCTGTGCTATTTATTACGGAGGTTAGCAAACTCTGATCCAGACCGGTTAGACAAACTTAAATCACTTTGGACCAAACATCACAAGTTAATTGTTTTTTATAATTTTAATTATGAGTTAGATACTCTTAGAGATTTTGCGAAAAAAAATAATATTGTTAGTGGTGAATGGAATGGTCACAAACACGATCTAGTTCCATCTGCAGATTCATGGTTATATTTTGTTCAATATATGGCTGGAGCTGAAGGTTGGAATTGTACCGAAACCGACACAATAGTATTCTTTTCACAAAATTACTCGTATCGTATTATGACGCAGGCTGCTGGCCGAATTGATCGATTAGATACACCGTTTACAGATTTATATTATTACAAATTAATGAGCAAATCCATTATTGATTTGGCAATTGATAAAGCATTGAAAACGAAAAAAAAGTTTAATGAAAATCGATTTACGGCTCTTTAAGTTCGCATTAAAAACATTGCCTATAATAGAGGAGAAGGAAATATGCCATTACTTATGGTATATTTTTGTGTCCTTTTTTGGCAAAGAAAGGTTATCATGAATGAAAGTAAATACAGAACCGGTTTGATAAAACGGATTAAAACACGTTTACCAGGGGCAGAGGTAATTCTCAATGATCCTCATTATATTCAAGCAATCCCAGATGTGTTAGTTTTATATAATAATCATTGGGCCATGTTAGAAACAAAACGTGATAAAGATGCTCCTCATCGCCCAAATCAAGATTATTATGTTAGTAAATATGGTCAAATGGCTTATGCAGCATTTATATTTCCAGAAAACGAGGAGAAGATTTTAGATGAAATGGAACGATCACTCAAAACTTAATGGAATACACGCGTTTCTTTCTCCATCTAAATATCATTGGGTAAATTATGATGGAGACAAACTCGAGCGGGTATATTTAGCATGGCAGGCAGTTCAACAAGGTGTAGAAGTCCATGAGATTGCTGCTTCCTTAATTGGACACCGGATAAAACTGCCAAAAATTGCAAAGTCACTTAATATGTTTGTTAATGATGGGATTGGTTATAAAATGGAACCAGAAAAAGTGTTATATTTTTCACCTCATTGTTTTGGAACGGCCGATGCAATTAGTTTTCGAGATAACATGCTAAGAATTCATGATTTAAAAACCGGAACCACAAAGGCCTCTATTAAACAACTTGAGGTTTATGCTGCTATATTTTGTCTTGAATATGGAATTCAACCAACTGATATTGAAATTGAATTGCGTTTATATCAGTATAATGAGGTTCTAGTCCATAATCCTGAAGCTGAAGAAATATTGTATATTATGGCTAAAATCAAAGAATTCGATCAAAGGATCGAGGACATATTAAAAGCGGAGGAATAATCATATGAGCGAATTAAAGCATTATGGTACACCTCGAAGATCAGGAAGATATCCTTGGGGTAGTGGTGACGACCCTCAACAGCGAGACAGATCTTTGCGTGGACATATCAAAGAGTTAAAAGCAAAGGGCATGAGTGAAAAAGAGATAGCAGACGGTTTGGGAATATCTACAACACAACTTCGAGCTGAGGTTTCGTTAGAGAAATCCGAACAAAGAAAAGCTGATGCGGCTCAAGCATTGCGGCTTAAAGATAAAGGATATTCTAACGTTGCAATTGGTGAACGTATGGGCATTAATGAGAGTTCTGTTAGAAATCTACTTGATCCAGTTATGCAAGAGCGAGCTTTAATCACTGAACGGACTGCCGATATGCTCCGCGCTCAAATTGATAATAAACGATATTTAGATGTCGGCGCGGGAGCTGAAAATCAAATCGGTGTTTCTAAATATAAATTAGATACAGCCATCGCCGAGCTCCAAAAAGAAGGATATAAAATCAGTTATGTAAATGTTACTCAAGTAGGAACTGGTAAGCCAACCACCATCAAAGTCTTAACAAAAGATGATGTAGATTATAAAGATATTTATGCTAATCAGGATAAAATTCAAACGATTGCCGATTGGACGCGTGATGGCGGCCGAACCTGGGAAAGTTTAAAGAATCCAGTTCCTATATCCTCAGATCGTATTAGTATTCGCTATCGAGAAGATGGTGGCGAAGCAAAAGATGGGGTTATAGAACTTCGACGCGGAAAATCAGATCTTTCATTAGGTGAAGCAAGTTATGCACAAGTTCGCATCGGAGTTGATGGTACCCATTTCTTAAAAGGAATGGCTATATATTCCGATGACATGCCTGATGGTGTTGATGTCATATTTAATACTAACAAGAGCCAAGATGTTGGAAAAATGGGTGCAATGAAACCTATTAAAGATGATCCCGATAATCCATTTGGGTCTATATTTAGACAAAAGACATACATTGATACTGATGGGACTGAAAGGCTTTCTCCAATAAATATTGTGAATGAAGAAGGTGATTGGACTACCTGGTCAAAAACCCTTTCATCTCAAATGTTATCAAAACAACGCCCATCATTAGCAAAACAACAACTTGATTTAGCTTTAAAGCAAAAACAAGAAGAATTTGATGAAATTTTAGTCTTAACAAATCCGACCGTTCGACAAAAAATGTTACAAACTTTTGCGGATGAATGTGATTCGGCTGCGGTTGATCTTAAAGCTGCCGCTCTTCCACGACAAGGAAATTATGTAATTCTTCCATCAAACGATATTAAAGCAAGTGAAATATATGCACCTAATTATGTTAATGGTGAACGGGTGGTTCTTATTCGTCATCCACATGGTGGAACCTTTGAAATTCCACAATTAACCGTTAATAATAATGATGCTGGAATGAAGTCGATATTTGGAAATGCTATGGATGCAGTTGTAATTCATCCAAGTGTAGCAAAGAAGTTGTCTGGGGCTGACTTTGATGGAGATACAGTTCTTGTTATTCCGAATGGGAAGGGTCAAGTTAAAACATCACCATCAATTAAAGGACTTGCGGATTTTGATCCAAAACTGGCATATCCTGAATATCCTGGAATGAAACGCCTTTCAGAAACAAGCAAACAAACTGAGATGGGAAAAATATCAAATTTAATCACTGATATGACCATTAAAGGGGCTTCTCAAGATGAAATTGCAAGGGCGGTTCGTCATTCAATGGTTATTATTGATGCTGAAAAACACGGATTAAATTACAAACAGTCATATATTGATAACAATATTTCTGATTTAAAAGAGATATATCAAGGTGGATCTAGAAAAGGAGCCTCAACTATTATATCTCGTGCTTCATCCGAAATTCGAGTTGATAAACGAGGTTCAGAATATTCTATTGACCCAAAAACTGGAAAAAAGATATTTAAAATCACTCCAGAATCATATGTTGATCCAAAAACAGGAAAACTCGTTGTTAAGAAAACAAAATCTACAAAAATGTATGAAGCGGATGATGCTCGTAAACTTAGTTCCGGAACCCGAATGGAAGATATTTATGCTGAATATGCGAATGGTATGAAAAATATGGGTGATAAAGCACGACTTCAGTTTGTTAACACCCCCCGTTTAGAATATTCTCCATCTGCTAAAAAAACTTATGCCGCACAAGTCGAATCCCTAAAAGCTAAATTAAGTATTGCAATAGGAAATAAACCAAGGGAACGACAGGCACAACTTTTAGCGAATCACGTTATTCGAACTAAGCAAACACAGAATCCAGATATGACAAAGGATCAGTTAAAGAAAGTAAAAACACGAGCCCTTGCCGAGGCTAGATATAGAAAATATGCGAAAAAGACAGCCATTGATATCTCACCAAAGGAATGGGAAGCTATACAAGCTGGTGCAATCAGTCATAATTTCTTGATGCAGATTTTAAATAATACACCCCTTGATCAAGTTAAACAATATGCAACACCAAGAACATCTTCCACATTCTCCCCCACCAAACTAAATAAGGCTCGGGCAATGTTAAGTAGAGGTTACACACAGGCAGAAGTTGCAGCATCTCTTGGAGTATCAACAAGCGGATTATTAGACGCATTGAATGAGAATTAAATTACCCCCCCGCTTCTTTATTGGGTTCTAAAGGGCTATTGGCTTTAAGTTAGAAAAGCCCCCCTAGTTATAGAAACCAACCACTAATAACCTATTGGCTTGATGGCCGGTCTCAATTGTAAGTGTAGTGTACTACCCTTTAATTCCTATTAAGTATGGTTTCAGATACTAAAGTGACTTCCTCCTCCTAAAAGTTATGAGACCGGCCATCGTTTTAAAAAAAATTAATGATACAATCTTTTAATAACAATGTTTAATTGTGTAACATGTATAAGAAACTTCGTACTACTCCCGTCATTGTTTCTACCATCATTCTAGGAGAAACACGAAGTCTTAGGTAAGATTAAAAGTATCAGAATAAACTTAGAATTTGAGAAAGGAGAAGCTTTATGAATAAAATTAAAGCAATTTACCTCACCACAATTGATAATCCTTTTAATCCATCACAACAATGGGATGAATGGCGGAGATTTGATGAGGATCACCAATACTTCACATCACAATACTTAGCCCGCCTAGCTAAAACATCAACTGAATTGTCTGAGGAAGACTACTTAATTGAGCTGGGGGATACAATTGATAGGATTTGTGATTTAAATCCTATAGGTTTATATAAAAAACTTGTAATTTATGAAGAAGATGTCGAAAATAGTGTTGTATCTGAAGAGGGGGGAGGGGCATAGACCCCTTCAGTACCCCCCTGTTGCATCGCTTCGGTCTTAAAAATTTCTCCGGGGGATATT